CTCTCGACGAAGATCGCTCTAGGAACAGGGATCGCTACACGCCTCGGTTATTCCCACAACTACCTCCAGTACATCCGGCGAACGAGAGCTGCTAAGGCTCTTGCTCACGCGGTTTCGGACGACCCGAGAACTGTGGGCGAGGTATACGACATGCTCACCCCTGAGAAGAAGTTCGCAGCGAACCTGCTGATTGCTTCATATTCTCAGGGTGAGGAGTTCGGAGATGACCCGGACGTCCAGAACGGCTGGGCTTCCATGACTCCTACTGAAAGATCGGTGGTGTTGTTCTTGGCTAGCGGAACCGATTCGCAGCCGTCGGTGGAGCACACCGACGAGAAGGTAGACGAGGTTCTCTCACACTTCATGGCTCGCGAGTTCAATGAGTCTATGGTGAAGCGTGGAAAGGGCGGAAAGTTCGCAAAGGTAGCAGTGAAGTCGAACAAGCTCTCCGAGGAGGAGATCAACAAAAAGCTCGACAAGATGTGGGAATCCTCCATGATCGAAAACATGAGAGGTCTGTGGGAAAACAACTCTTCTCAGATCGAAAACGCTGTGAAGCAGATGGCACTGGCCAAGGGCATCACGAATCCCGAAGATGTTTGGAAGGATCCGAAGCTGACATCCGACGCTATGGCTGTTGCTCTGGACTACATGAACAACACCGCGATTCCGCAGTCCATTGAAGGTGTAAGTCCTTCTGGAACGCAGAAGATCGAGGTTGGTCTGAAGCCCGGCGCCGCCGCAAGACAGGGCCCGGACGCCATTTCCTACAAAGCGGTGCCGTACAATGGCGTCAACCCGCATCCTGCTACCACAGAAGAGCTTCGTAAGGAGCTTCTGAATGTCCAAAGACTGGACACTCAGGATTCTTCGAAGTCTGGGTTCCATTTCAATCCGAATGCGGTTCTTGATCCCAGCAGGGTTCATGGCGTCAGTCACTCGGATGACCGGATCGACGAAATCCTGGAGCACCACGGTGTGAAGGGTCAGAAGTGGGGTGTTCGTAAGGATCTGGTAGGCCTTAGCGACCTGAGTCCTGGCGGAGGGATGGCTATCGGAAAAACTCGAGGGAGTGCTGAGCTAACCAAGAAGGAAATCAAGACGGTTTCCTCAGCCACCGAAGCCGTTCGCAAAACCCTCATGGACAAGACGGGAATGATGAGCCCTAACGGCCCCATTGCTGCTTTGAACAAAGCACATAGGGCTCAGTACAAGGACACTCAGCCGACGCCTGCCCAGATCAAGGACTACGACAAGAAATTCACTGCTATTGCAGAATCACATGCGAATGCAGTGGCGCCTCGTGGAACTGTCGCACGAGTTCATCTCGATGGTCCCGACATGTTCTTGTTTGTCGGTGAGAAGTCGGCTGTTGAGCGTGCGATGAGTGAGTTCAGGCATGACGATTTGACAACAAAGCTCGTTGTGATACGCGACGAGACCGGAGCCATCGTCGAGATTCGACCTTCATCTCTCGAGCATTCTGACGACCCAGTGGACGATATTCTCGCCCATCACGGGATCAAGGGCCAGAAGTGGGGTGTGAGGCGTCAGACGGGTGCTTCTGGGCTCGTCTCGAGGATCGTCGGGAAGAAGGCGACCGACACTGCGAATCCGGGAAACAAGCCCGATGGGCTGATTCCTCGAACGGGTTCTGCTGACCAGATTCATCAAGACAGGATCCAGAAGAAGATCGACACGAACGGTATCAACTCTCTGTCTAACGCAGAGATCCAGTCGTATACGCGTCGACTTCAGATGGAGAAGGACATCAAGACCGCTCTTGCTGCGCAGTCTGCTGCCACGCAGGCCAAGGCTGATGGGTTCATCAAGAGCTTCATCAAGAAACAGGGTGGGCGACAGGCCGATCGGTTCGTCAACAAGGCACTTGATGTCGCGTTTGAGGCGGCCGTCAAGCAAGCCGGAGTGAAGCTAGAACCCAACAATCCCGCTTTGGGCAAGGGTCTTCAGGAAGTCGGCAAGCGTTTGGCGCCAAAGAAGAAGTAGAAGGGAGGGTTGGCGATGAGTAACAAACTTAGCAATCGGGCAGTGCCCGTGTACTACGAGGAGTTCCGTGATCTGGTGCTTCAGAAGGAAATTCCCGTTTGTCGGGAGATCCTCATGGAGATGGATCGCATTGAAGCACTCATCGCCAGCCCCCGCGTCTACTACGATGCATCAAAGGTAGAAGGTTTCAACCGGTTCTGCGAAGATGAGCTCACGCTCACCGATGGAGAGCCTTTGGTTCTGCTGGACACATTCAAGTTGTGGGCAGAGCAGGTGTTTGGTTGGTGGTTCTTCGAAGAGTTCGACGACTACGTCAAGAACGATGATGGACGTGGTGGTCACTGGGAGCGTAAGACGGTCAAGAAGCGTCTTACCAACATCCAGTATCTGATCGTGGCTCGTGGCGCGGCTAAGTCGCTCTATGAGTCGTGCATTCAGAACTATGGACTCAATGTGGACCGCCATACCACGCACCAGATCACCACTGCACCAACCATGAAACAAGCTGAAGAGATCATCGGTCCCATTCGCACTTCCATCACCCGTGCGCGAGGGCCGTACTTCAAGTTTCTTACCGAGGGTTCACTTCAAAACACAACAGGGTCAAGAGCCCTTCGGCAGAAGCTCGTTCCCACTAAGAAGGGAGTCGAGAACTTCCTCACCGGCTCCCTGCTTGAAGTACGACCCATGTCGATCGACAAGCTCCAGGGACTTCGGTCTAAGTACAACACGGTGGATGAATGGTTGTCTGGCGATATTCGTGAGGATGTCGTCGAGGCGATCCGGCAAGGAGCAGAGAAGGTTCCAGATTGGCTGATCGTCGCAGTCTCGTCTGAGGGGACTGTACGGAACGGTGCTGGGGACAACATCAAGTTGACTCTCCAGGAGATACTCAAGGGCGACTATATTGCTCCTGAGATCTCGATCTGGCACTACAAGCTGGACGAGCTAGAAGAAATCAAGAACCCCGACCTCTGGGTCAAAGCGCAGCCAAACCTCGGGAAGACGGTCTCTTTCTCGACCTACCACAAGGCGGTTGAGCGTGCAGAGAAATCCCCATCACAGCGAAACGACATTCTGGCCAAGCGGTTTGGAATTCCGATGGCAGGATTCACATACTTCTTCACATACGAAGAAACTCTGCCCCATCGTAAGCGCAAGTACTGGGGACTCCCTTGTTCTGTTGGTGCCGACCTGTCACAGGGTGATGACTTCTGTGCATTCACCTTTCTATTTCCATTACCAAATGGAAAGTTTGGAGTGAAGGTCAGAAGCTATATTACCGAGAGGACAATGGCCCGCATCCCTGGGGCCACTCGAGCCAAGTACGACGAGTTCATCGACGAGGGCAGTCTTCATGTGATGCCCGGAACGATCCTCGATGTCGACGGCGTGATCTTCGATGATCTCGATGCGCACATCCAGGAATGCGACTACGACGCACGTACCTTCGGGTACGACGCCTATGGCGCCAAGGCTTTCTCTGAGAAGTGGGAGCAGATGAATGGCGTCTATGGCATGGAGCGAGTCATCCAGGGCGCAAGAACCGAGTCGGTCCCACTCGGTGAGCTGAAGAACTTGTCCGAAGAACGTCTCCTTCTATTCGACGAGCTTCTCATGCAGTACTGCATGGGTAACGCGGTAGTCGAGGAGGACACGAACTACAACCGAAAGCTCATGAAGAAGCGATACGACGAAAAGATCGACAACGTGTCCGCTCTTATGGACGCTTTCGTTGCGTGGAAACTCAACAAGGAGATGTTCGAATGACACAGGAAGGAGGTGACTCATGGCACAACCACCACAGCGCTCACGTCTAGGTAAGTCTCTTCGGCATGCTTGGAATGCATTTGTGTCAGACAGACAGGACACGAATTTCGCTCAAGAGAATCAGTACTCGAGGTTCTTTGGATCGGGCTCAGGACGAGGCGCTGGCATCACCAGTCTTCGGCATGTTAGCGACAAGACGGTCCTGACTGCGATGTACGTCAGGATGGCAGTCGATGCCTCGGGTGTGGCCTTCCGTCACGTGCGCTTGGACGAGGACGGTCAGTACAAGGAAGACATCTCGAGCAATCTGAACGAATGCTTGACGGTGGAAGCGAATATTGACCAGGCTGCGACAGCTTTCTTCCAAGACGTCTACTTCTCGATGTTCGACAACGGCTACTTGGCCATTCTTCCTACGGACACAACCCTGAACCCCGATACTGGTGGTGGATGGGATGTCCAGAAGATGCGTGTCGCTGAGATCTTGCAGTTCTTCCCACAGCATGTCCAGATTTCTGCACTCGATGAGAATGACGGACAACGAAAGACGCTCATCGTTCCAAAGAACACGGTGGGGATCGTCTACAACCCGTTCTACGCTGTGATGAACGACGGCTCGAGTGTTCTACAGCGTCTGGTTCGAAAGATGGCCATTCTGGACAATCTCGACGAAAAGGCTGTCAACGGAAAGCTCGATCTTTTGATTCAGCTTCCGTACACAGTTCGAGGAAAGACGAAGGAGACGCAAGCAGAAGAGCGTCGTTCGTTCCTCGAGAGTCAGATCAAGGACAGTCCTCTTGGTATCGGTTACATCGACGCCAACGACAAGGTCATTCAGCTGAATCGCCCAGTCGACAACAACATCATGAGTCAGATCGAATATCTCGTGAACCTGTTGTACGGCCAGCTTGGTCTCACGCCTGAGATCATGAATGGTTCGGCTGACGAGAAGACGATGTTGAACTACATGAATCGAACGATTGGTTCTTTGACCAAAGCGGTCAAGGAGGCCATGATCCGTACGTTCTTGACCAAGACGGCGAGAACCCAAGGGCAGTCGATCATGACGTTCTGGGATCAGTGGCAGTTCATTCCGTTGTCCTCTATGGGCGAGCTCATCAACTCACTGTCTCGAAACGAAATCCTTTCGGCGAACGAGATCCGACCCAAGATCGGTTACAAGCCGCATCCGGATCCGGCAGCCAACAACCTCAGCAACAGCAACATGCCTGGGGGGAATTCCGCAGCTCAAGGCGGTGCTCCTGTGCCTCCTGATGCTCCTGTGACTGATGTTGCAGTTCCAAATCCAAATCAGCCGCTCTTCGATGAGATGAACAACATCTTGGACGGAGCGATGAAGGATCTGGGGGTGAACCCAAATGGGCCGTAGTGTCGACGACGTGATTCACAGCGCCTTCAACAAGAGTCATTACGATCCGGCGCAACGTCACGAAAGGTACTTGCGCAGTAGACAGCTGAAGGGCCGTCAATCGGGAGGTCAACAGCTAAACGGTGGCGGCCAAGGCTCCGGACAATCGGGTCCATCTGGACACGTCAACAGGACAGCCCTCCTACAGAGTCAATCAAATGCTCGACAGGTGGCTGTCATCAAGGGCAAGCTGAATGTTCTCAAGAAGCATTTGGCTGAGCTACTCGCAAAGAAGAAGGCCAGTTCGAGTAGTGATTCGAAAAGCAGCGACTCCAAGTCTTCTAAGTCTGGAGATGGCCAAAAGAGTACCAACAATCAGCCGAAGACGGCTGCTCAGAAGGCCGCTGCAAAGAAGTCGCTTGAAAAAGCACAGAAGGAGCGTGCCAAACAAGCGAAAGCAACGCCAGACAAGAAGCCAGACATGACGCTAGACGAGCAGATTTCTCACACCAGAGCTGTAATTGCTGATGTCGAGACAAAACTGCACGTTGCAATCGAGCAAGCTCGAAACCAAACGGCATCGAACGGCCGTTGAGATGAAACGGAAGGAGAACCGTCAAAATGGGAAGTAATACTACCCAGATCGATCGCGAGCCTGACTTCAGTGGCTACGTGACCAAGGCGGGGATCGTGTGCAGCGACGGCCGGATGATCGACGCCAAGGCCTTCGAGCACCAGGACGGCGAGACCGTCCCATTCGTCTGGCAGCACGGACACAAGGATGTCAAGAACATCCTCGGTCACGTGAAGCTGGAGAAGCGATCCGACGGGATGTACGGGTACGTGTACATCAACGGCACGCCTGAGGGACAGCACGCCAAGGAAACGGTCAACCACGGCGACCTCAACTCGATGTCCATCTGGGCAAACGAGCTGCGGGAGAAGATCGCCGCTGGAGTCAAGCACGTGCTTGGCGGTGGCATCAAGGAGGTCTCTCTCGCTCTCGCGGGCGCGAACTCCGGTGCCAAGATCGACAACATCCGAGTCGCTCACAGCGACAATCCGGATGACCCCGATGACCCGCAGGCCATCGAGACCCTGCCCGACGAGGCCTTCATTCGCATGGGGCAGCCTCTCGAGCACGCCGTTCCTTCTGCCGAAGAGCCCGTTGAGGGCGAGGAAGCAGAAGAGACCACCGAAGAGCCTGGTGAAGAGGGTTCTGAGGAGAACGACGAGACAGAAGAGACGCCTTCTGAAGAGCCCGAAGAGGGCGTGGATGGTGAAGA